GTTTCTGCATCTGTTAGAACAATAACGGGTAGAAGTGTTGATGGAACTGAAACTCCATTTGTTGATAATGGATTTGAAACAGTTGAATTGAATGAGGTTAATAAATTGACTTCGGTTAGAATGGTTGCATCTGAAGTAAATGAGGATGATAAATTAACTACCTTACCAAACAATAAATCTTTTACTACAGCAATTGTATTAAATACAACAGATACAAATCTTTCACCAATAATTTATACCGACAATTCAATAACTGAATTTAGACTCAGCAGATTGAACAGTCCTATTAGCGACTACACCGCGTCAAACAGTGTAAATTCACTTCTATTTGATCCACATGCTGCAATATATGTTTCAAACACTGTAAATCTAACTCAAGCATCAACATCACTGAAAGTTATCTTTGATGCATATAGACACGAATCCGCAGACTTTAGAGTTCTCTACAGTTTGATTAAAGCAGACTCTAGTGAAGTGACTCAAGAATTTGAATTGTTCCCCGGATACGATAATTTAACATTGACATCTACTGGATTGGATATTATTAATGCTGCTAATAATAGCGGAAGATCTGACGTTTTTGTTCCTGCAAGTTTGGAAGATGAATATCTTGAGTATGAATATACAGTAAATAATCTTGATTTATTCACTGGTTACACAATTAAGATCGTAATGTCTGGAACAAATCAAGCATATGCTCCAAGAATCAAGAACCTGAGAACAATTGCAGTCATATGATTAGAGTAGAAGGTCATAAGAATCTGTATAGAGATGAAAAAAGTGGTGCCATAATCAATTGTGACACCACTTCATACAACCAGTATATCAATAATTTGCACCGCAAAAACGCGCAAAAACAAGAATTAGATCAAATGAAGCAAGATATTGATGAAATTAAGTCCTTATTAAAAGAAATACTAAATAAGAAATAATTTAATGGGCTTGCTGCAAATATAAATATCTAAAGGAATATTTTTTACTTCTAATAATGGCAGTTTATGTATCCAATATTGTAATTGAACAGGGATTCGATTTCGACACTTCTTTTCAATTGGAGGATACTAGATCAAATTCTCCTCTGGACTTAACTGGTACAACCACTACGGGCAAATTGAGGAAGCACTATGGATCTACTGCATCAGTATCTTTCGCATCTACAGTGACTGATGCTGTACAGGGAATTATATCAATTTCATTGACAGGCACACAAACAGTTGATTTGAAACCGGGAAGATATGTTTACGATGTTAAATTAACAAATTCTGGTAAAGAATATAAAGCTGTGGAAGGAACAGCACTAGTAAGAGCAGGGGTAACGAGGTAATGCCTAGCATAAACGACAGAATAGGGTCGCAGAATGTAATTCGTGTATTATCTAATGCTTCTGCACCACCTACAAGAATAGTTAATTTAACTGACGTAGATGCAACCCTAAAAACAAGGGATGGAATGCTTCTTGTCTGGAATTTATCAGACGAAAAATTCTACATGACGGATACGATTGATTCGTCAACCTTAATTGCATCTGGTATAGCAACATTCAGCAACACCGTAAACTTTACGAAGACAACTGATTCAACATCATCAACAAATGGATCTGTAATTTATAGTGGTGGAGTTGGAATCGCCAAAAATTTAAATGTTGGTGGTGACTCTAGAATAACTGGTGTTGTAACTTTTGGAACAGGTGCCATAGTTATTGATGGAACCAACAAAGTTATCACTGTTGGTAGTGGAGTAACAATAAGTGAGTCTGGTGGATTAAGTCTTACAGGCATCTCCACATTTTTAAACACAACTGATAATACTTTAGGTGATGAAAACACAGGATCCGTCCAACTGGATGGAGGAATGGGTATTGCAAAAAACCTTACGGTTAAGCAAAACCTACATGTTGGTGGATTTTCTGAGTTTATAGGTGTTGCCACATTTAGAGGTGGAACTATAAATCTTGGTGATGGTAATACTGATGATATTAATGTTGGTGGTGAATTTATCTCAGACTTAAATCCTAGCGATGATGCTAGTTATGATTTAGGTATCATAGGAAAGCGTTGGAGAGACGCCAGATTCTCTGGTTTAGTAACATCAACAGACTTATTTGCTGCTGGTGTATCTACATTTTCTGGTGCTGCTGACTTCAATAGTGATGTTGATATTGATGGAAGAACAGAACTTGATACTACCAACATTTCTGAAACATTAAACGTTGTTGGAATATCAACTTTTGGTTCTGATATTGATATCAATGCTTCAATTGATGTTGATGGACTTTCTGAATTAGATGAACTTAATGTCTCTGGTATAGCAACTTTTGCTTCCGATTTAGACATTAATGCATCTGTTGATATATCCAACGATCTTAATGTTACTGGTGTATCAACCTTTGGTTCCGATCTTGACATCAATGCATCAGTTGATATATCCAACAATTTGAATGTAACGGGTATTGCTACATTCTCTTCTGATATTAATATTGATGCTTCAATTGACATTGATGGGTTAACCGAACTTGATGAACTTAATGTTTCAGGTTTGTCAACATTCGCTTCCAACGTTGATATTAATGCATCTGTAGATATTTCTGATGATCTTGTAGTTAATGGAACACTACAATCTGTCGGTGTTACAACTCTCGCATCTTCTGGTGGAATTACTACCACAGGTGGAAGTCTTTTCGTAAATAATAACCTAACCGTAGGTCAAAATTTAAAGGTAGACGGCACTTCAGAATTTATAGGTGTTGCCACATTTAGAGGTGGAACTATAAATCTTGGTGACGGTAACACTGACGATATCAACGTTGGTGGTGAATTTGTTTCCGATTTGAATCCGAGTGATGACGCTAGTTATGATTTAGGTATCATAGGTAAACGTTGGAGAGATGCCAGATTCTCTGGTCTTGTAACTTCCACCAGTTTGTTTGTTTCGGGAATATCAACTTTTGAAGGTAATCAGTTTACTACTGGTAATGTATCAATTACGGGATTTGCGACAGTAACTGATGGATTATTCTATGAGACTGGAGATTTTGATGGTCCAAATGGAATTGCATATTTTGATGATACTGGAAAACTTATTGGTGCAGCAAGCACTGAGTCTGGAATAAGCACTAGTAATTATGTTTTAACAACTAATGCAAGTGGAATACCAGTTTGGACAGATACAATTGATGGAGGAGAATTCTGATGTCAAAACCAAGCACTAGACAACAACTTATTGATTATTGTTTGAGGAGACTTGGTGCTCCAGTATTAGAAATAAACGTTGATGATGAGCAAATTGATGATTTAGTTGATGATGCTATTCAGTATTTTAATGAGCGTCATTATGATGGTGTTGAAAAGATGTATTTGAAATATAAAATTACTCAAGATGATGTTAACAGAGGAAGAGCAGGTGGCACAAGTGGTGTTGGAATAGTAACAACAACTGGAACATCAACTATTGTTGGATCTGCAACTACTTTTAGTTTCTATGAAAATTCAAATTATATACAAGTCCCAGATTCTGTAATTGGTATTGAAAGAATATTTAAATTTGATACCAGTTCCATTTCTGGTGGAATGTTCAGTATAAAATATCAACTATTTTTGAATGACTTATATTATTTTAATTCTGTAGAACTTCTGCAGTATGCTATGGTTAAATCTTATTTGGAGGATATTGACTTTTTATTAACTACAGATAAGCAGGTAAGATTTAATAAAAGACAAGATAGACTTTATCTAGACATTGATTGGTCATCACAAGCAGCAAATGAATTTATAGTAATTGAGTGTTATAGAGCTTTGGACCCAGCATCTTTTTCTCAAATATATAATGATAGTTTTGTCAAACAATATCTAACTGCTTTAATCAAGAGACAGTGGGGACAAAATCTCATCAAGTTTCAGGGTGTCAAACTTCCTGGAGGAACTGAGTTAAACGGAAGACAATTATATGATGATGCAATGAGGGATCTTGAAGAGATAAAGCAAAGAATGACATTAGAATATGAATTACCACCTATGGACTTAATTGGATAATTATGACTTTAAATCCATTCTTTCTTCAAGGATCAACAAACGAACAATTTCTCATTCAAGATTTAATCAATGAGCAATTGAAAATTTATGGTATTGAAGTTTATTATTTGCCAAGAAAAATATTTAAAACCGACGA